TCACCTAATAGCACGCCAAAGCGCAAAGATTTAGAGTGCGCTTCATGTAACAACCCGCATGGCTTTGGCTTTGCGGTCATCACTCCGAACGGTATCGTTACTGGTCGTGGTATGTCATCTAAGAAAATCATTAAGCGATTCTTAGAAGTACGCAAGGAGTTTCCAAATAGTTACGCTATGTTCCATGCTCGTTTTGCTACGCATGGTGTAAAAAATGAGGATAACTGTCACCCATTCGCAGTGCCTAATGTTAATGCTGATACATACCTTGCACACAATGGTATCTTAAACATTAACATCGGTGCTGGTGACCGCCGTAGTGATACGCGTATCTTCGCAGAGGATACTCTACCTGCCATGGGTGGTGTCGTAGCCTTAGATGATGACCATGTGTGGGCTATGGTAAGTAAGTGGGCATTTGGTAGCAAGATTGTAGTGTTCACGCTAGACCCTGCTGCTAAATCACAATGCTACATCATCAACGAAACGGCTGGTCATTGGGACAATGACGGCATGTGGTGGTCTAATCACACCTACACTCCCGACACTTGGTCATCTAACTTGTTTAGTGCGCCTAGTGTTTTAGCCACTAACTCTCTTAATGATAGTGGTGGCGATTGGGATACATACGCTTGTGCGCATTGTCTATCGGTTAACATGGAAGAATCTAATCCGTACTACTGTGAGATGTGCATGACATGCTATGATTGCGACGGGCAGTATCTAGATACATGCCTATGCTGGACACCGGAAAAAGACCGTTACTCATACAAAGGAAAGGTTGCTGGTTACTATGACGATTCATTCAACTTCTAGTGTCGGGTTAGCCCGACAGATAGAAATTACTACACCTCTGTTTGGTCAGCAGGTGTCGGGTTGGATAACTTCGACACAAACTTCTACCGACGAGAAAATATTCTATGGGTTCTTTGCAACGCAAGAACAGGCGTTGGAATGGGCTATGAATCTAGTAAACGCAACGATAGAACCTGTCTATCACCCAGCGTTCAATGCAGGATAGGAGAGCCATGACAACCGAACAAAAAGAAAAACTAAGGGAAGTCTTGATTGACTACTTGGAAGTATTGACAGCCACGATTGGACAAACAGATAACAAGTATGATAAGATACATAACCAAAGAATAGCAGATGTCCGATTACTATTAAGAGAGGTAGCATGATGAGTTACGAGCCACCATTAGATGATGACTTCGCATTGGATAAGTATGACGACGAAGAAGAAGATGATACAGGACTACCAGATAGGATGTGGGGCGATGATTAACGGCAACTGTACAGGAGATGTAAATCCTGATGCTTGGTATCCCGACCAACCTAATGGCGGTAATCCAAGGACAGTCATACAACAGATAGTTCCAGAAACTAAACGTGCAATTGCTTTATGTAATTCATGCCCTGAGAAAGATGCTTGTATGGACGAGGGGTTGAAGTCAATGAACCTTGCATTTGGTATCTGGGGTGGCTTGCTTCCTGGGCAACGCATCCTTATTGCAGAGCAACGCGGTGACGATGTGATGGCGGTTGTTGGTGCTAGAAAATTAGTTTCTGGACCACAAGATAGTAAGCACGATTATGAGGATAGGCAAAAACTAAGAAAGGATGAGAGAGAAAACGCTCTTTCTTTTTATAGCAGAATAAGACCTTATTTGGAGGTGTAGTATGTACAAGAAACTTATAGTAATTGGAGTGATAGGTTTAGTAATACTAACATTTAGTCATCGGGTTAACCCGACAGAAGAAAAAGTTGTGAATAGAGAATGGGTAGTTGCAGATAGCAAGGCTTATGCAAGAGATGTAGTACTATCGTGGTCACAAAATCAGTATCGTTGTTTAGATAAACTATGGACAAAAGAATCTAATTGGAGGCACAATGCATACAACAAGGTAAAGGTTATGGGCAAAAACGCTGGTGGTATACCGCAGGTACTAGGATTAAACCCTAAACTCCCTGCACCATTACAGATTGACAGAGGCTTTAATTACATCATGCACAGGTACGGTACACCATGCATGGCGTGGAAGTTTCATCAACAAAAGGGTTGGTACTAATGCCAAACTATGACTTCTTGTGCAAAAAGTGTGAAAGAGAACAAGAAATATTTATGGGCATTCATGGAGTGCAAGAACCAAAGTGTGCATCCTGTGGCAATAAGATGAGCAAGGTATACAACAATTCCGTGCCTGTAATATTCAAGGGCAACGGATTCTATAGTAATGGAGGCTAGAAATGAAAAAGACTTTAGAGATAGAACTCGCTGAGTTGCGAGAGCAGATAGCCAAAGAGATTGAGACTTATGCCAAAACTCAAGAGAAAACTATGCAAAAGGCGGCGTATGAATGTGCCACTATCGCAAGGGGTGAGGTGGGGGAATGAGTAACACACCGGTTACACCATGGTCTTGACACCGTAAGGTGGCTGTGAGGTAGCGTAGAAGGTGGTTGTAAGGTAGGCTAGGAAATCAACTAATACAAGTTAAGGAGATAAAATGGAATACTCAAAAGAAGAAAGCAAATTACATGACAGACGATGACATGCAAGAATTACGCAATACAATTGTTAATAACATAGAAGAACATCTTAAAGAACATGATTGGGATGCCGCGTTTATTAAATTCTTTGGAGGATACTAATGAAAAATAGTAACTGGGACTTGGACTTTAGGACAGGATTAAAAGGCGAGAGTGAGGTTGCAGACATGCTTCACTTAGATACGGTAGAGGTTAAAACAGATAGGCGTTGGAAAGATACGGGCAATCTATACATAGAAACAAAATGTTATAATTTTACCGAAGGTCGCATAATTGATTCAGGTCTTATGACTACTATTGCTACGCATTGGGCCTTCATGTTAGAAAATGCTGCGCTTATAGTATCTACATACGAGTTAAAGTTAGCGGTGTCACTATTTGGTAAGCCAATCAAATGTGAAATACCACCTAACCCATCATCGGGTTACTTGATTACTCCTATGGAAATACTTGAGTCTATTAGGCAGAACACATTAGTAAGGGAAAGGGCAGTAGATGAATTTGAAAATCATAACTCAGAGATAGGGGATACATTTGAGAACAATTTTTAAATGTATAATGCCCTTACTCGCGCCTTTACTCATCGGCATCGGCCTCTGTGTGCTCTGGCTCAGTATCTGCTTCATCAGTATTAAGTTGAGCATCATAATCTAAGAAAGGTCGGAATCCACCAATGCGATTGATTAACTTCTTGATGGCACGATTGTGGCGCATACGCGCTGCATCTTCACTACCAAGTTCTAATGCTTTAGCAATAGCACTATAATCTAGGGACTCAGCATACTTATAAAACAATACAGTTCTATCTTCAATAGATAGTTTATGGTATCCTAAGTCAATCTCGACCATCATCGCCATCATGTTACCGCCCTCTGATGGTGCTGGTGGTCGTCCTGTTTTACCAAGGTTAAGCACTGGCATCACTGTAAAATCACCACGCAAGATTGAAGGAAGCAAGGCTTCCACCATCGCTGGCTCATAGTAAAATAAATCTGATGTTTCATAGCCAACTGACTTGGCTTTCCAAGCCTGACAATAATCTAATGCTTGATTACGAAGAGAACGATAGAGTAAATTCTTTGCATCCTTGTGACCAATGGCTTCCCACTCATCTAACTTGTTTGGATGCAACACAAACCATTCATAGAGCGATTGTTTAATGTCATCTCGGTCAACCATATTATATTTTTTATTGTACTCATCAGAAACATTGATTACAATATAATCCCAAGGCTCAATACGTTCCCAGTTCATTTCCCCGCCTTGCCTTTAGTAATATCAGCATACACTTTGACTACCACTTGAATGTCTTTCCATCTACTGTGAATGATTGGTTAATGATTGGTACAAGTTGTGGTGTTACATTCTTGCCATCTACGTGTAGGATACCGAAGCCTTGTTGCCATGTGAATAGCCCAGCCTTGATGTACTTTGCATTACGATAATCCATAAGGTTGCCAAGTTCCATACCCCAGATAGTTTTAGGCTTACCGCCACGATAGGTTTGAGTCTGGTGTGTGAGACCCATGCGGTGGGTGTGTCCACATACTACACTCATACCTGAACGCTTGGCTAAACCCAATGCGGTGGCTCCTGCGGTAGGTTGTACGTTACCCTCATCACCATGCATAAGCAACCAGCCAGGGGCTAATTCGTATGGGTCTTTATGGTAAACAATACCTGACTCTTTGAGTCCTAAAAAGTTCTCTAACTCTAGTTCGGGTAGCCCAAGAAATCCTGGTGCTCTCATTGCAACCGTGTTAAAGAGTCGGTCAGTGTGGTTACTGCGTACCATGTGCTCGATAGTTAAATCGTATAACACCTTCTTAGTAAGGTCACGGTCATGACCAATAGAACGTTCATACTCTAACTCCGTACCCTTGCTCCATTTACTGATAGTCTGCATATCCATTTCATCACCACAGGATACGACTGTTTCTGGTTGATACCATTGAATAAACTTAGCAACTGCTTTGGTTGCTTCTACGTCATGGTAGGGTACTTGAAGGTCAGATATGCAAACTATATTTTTCATGGCTTCTTTTTAACCGCTTTCTTGGCAGTAGTTTTAGTTTTAGTTCTGCGAACATTTTCTTTGGCAACATTTTTTGAATGGCTCATTGCTTGTAGATTACCAACCCCATCTCGTCCTGCACGACCACCATTATCTTTATGGTCTACATCTGTAGACTTAGGCAGAGTCTTACCTGTGGCTTTTTCATAATCAAGACGAGCCTTGTTGGTTGAAGTAGTTTGTGTTGAGCCATCTTTCTTCTTACGCTTAATGACATAGATTGGTCGTCCACCGTTTTGTTTACTTCCCTTGTAAGGTCCAAATATTTTCATTTCTTATTCTCCTCTGGTGTAACTACATTACTATCCCATTGTTCCCTTAATACCAACAATCCAATGATTGCATAGTTTGCCATATCTTTAAATGAGTCTTCTAATGACTCATGCTTTGGGTCTTTATTGGTATCTACTAAGTTATTGATTCGTGCCAACTTGTCATGCATTCGCACACGTAGGCCATTAAGTGGTCCTCCTGGACTATCGCTGATATTCTTTGGACCATAGTCGTCATGCTTTGATAAAAGCAAATCAAATAACTCTGATGTTGTATCACCTAAGTCATTAACAAATTTATTATTTGCCATCTTTGTCTTCTTCCTTTAGTAGTTGTCTTAATTCTTTATCAAACTCTGACATTTGTTCCCTAACAATAATGTCTTCTACCAACTCTCGCATGTCGCCAACACCAGACTCAGACGCATACAAGGTAGCATAGGTTGATTGAGTGATGGTTTCAATCTGCTTTGGGTCATAAGCGTACTTGTACATGCAGCGCAACAAGGAACCAATCATAAGCGAATAACCGTTAGATAAAATTAATTTAGGGTCAAATGGTTCTGAACCTGAATCATCAAGCAAGTGGTCTGTTGCATCAAAGATATTATCAAAGTACTCACCACATATTTTGCACGGTGGAATATTATTCTTCTTCATCTATGTTTAACCCCATTTTCTCTTTGATGTACTGCGCCCCGTATTTAATATATGCTGAGTTAACATCTTCTCCATCTCCAAATGATATTGTAGTAACTGGTAGTTCTCGAGCAAGACTTGAGGCGAACTCACGTCCTGGCGCATCACCGTCGGCAAAAACAAAGATGCGCTCGAAATCTGCAAGCAATCTTGTATAGTGCTTCTTCCAAGAGTTTGCCCCAGGAACGCCAACGCAGGGAACTCCAACCAAGCGTGACATTGTGAGCGTGTCCAACTCTCCCTCACAGACCCCAATCCAATCTCCTGCAACTTCAATATCAAGTACGTTATACATGCGAGTATCGCTACCAGCCATACCCATATACTTGGGTTCAACAGCAGGATTAAGAGAACGAAAGCGAAGGTCAACAACGCCACTCTTTGTAATATAGGGAATGCTAAGTCTGCCAGTATATTGTTCATGTCCTGCCTCAGGCTCCTCGACTACGCCTAATCGCGCCACTCGTGCTGCTTCCCTTGTTATTCCCCTGCTTGCTAGGTAGCCTTCCGCCAGAGAGATGCTTCCCGCGTACTTGCTGGTTGCTCTCCCCAGTAATTCCTTCTGCAATTGACTTTGCTTCACGTATATCACACCTTTCTTGCTTAGCAATTATTTGAATACTATTGCCTTGCATACCACACGCGAAGCAATTGAATATATTATTGTTTGTATTAAAACTTGCACTTGCATGACTATCATTATGAAATGGACACTTAATATTAACTTGACCAGATGCTCTAGTGATGTTAGCACCGTAATGCTTTAACACTGAAACTATGTCTGGTAAGTCATCCACCAAATACATCGCCCAACCTTAACACTAGATACGAATCTGCTATTGACTTGCCTCTTGCTTTAATTAAAACTGCTGCCATTATCTGACTTCGTTCCAGTCCACGCGCTTGTGCATAATGTGTTGCCTCCACTTGGGACTCCCTTGACCATCCACTAAGGTCGATTGCGTTGCCCGCGCCTGGCGCTTTGCATTCGATAATTCCAATTGACCCAAGGAAATCTGAGCGGACAACAACGTCACCCTCATCTTTAACACCTGTTCGAGCAAGTCGTTCACTATCGTATCCACTTGCTCTAAACCAGTCCCTAATGTCTGTTTCATATGTTGCTCCTCTTGCCTTGTGAGATTTTCTAGTTGTCATTATACATTCTCTGGAATGTCGTCAATGTACATATATTCGGGGTTAAATGCTAGCCAAGTCATGAGCGACCCATTGGCATCTGCTCTTCCGTAGCGATTTTTGACTGATGCCACGCCCATCGATGTGCCAACCGTGCCGAGCGTACATATGAGTGCGGGAAGTTGCGAAACTTTTCCCTGAATGGCAGAGCGTGGTTGACAAGGATTGCCAGCAACTGCCTCCGAAGTATGATGTAGTACCACAATCGCTGCATTAGTATCCCTTGCTAAAAATTTAAGTTCCTTCATTATTGCTCGCATAGATGCAAACTCTTCTCCACCGTCAGTGGCTACATCCATGAGGTTGTCCAAAACAATTAGGTGAGGACTACATCCCCATAGTTCCTCAAAGGCTTGGACTTCCTCATCGATGTCTTCAAGTGTTGGTGATGATTCAAACGACCAAATTATATGATTGCCTTTTTGGAGGACTGCTTTGGCCCAACCAACATCAGTATTAAGTTTCTGCTCAACATCGGATTGACTTTTCCCCGAAATCATAGATGCTAAACGCATGGCCATTGTGTGTGCATTGGTATCCGCAGATATGTACAATGTTGGCACGTTGGTCTTGAGTGCAAGTGCTAGGGCTAATGTAGATTTACCAGCCCCAGGAGCACCCGCAAACATCGAAACTTCTGAACGACGTATGATAATCTTGTTCGCTTCAAATGCTTTAAAAGAACTAGGCAGAGGTTCTCCACCAATACTTGCGCGTCCT